TACTGTCGATCTTATATCTGATGCTGTAGCTTTTGCGTTATCATCATCCATACCAAAAGCACTTAATATAGAATCAATGGATGGAATACAATCACCCAAACGTTTAAAACCTTCTTTATAATTTCCTTGTTTGAATTGTTCTATAGAATTTATCAAAGATCCGATAAAAGGAATGTTACTAAGATTTTCCTTCATCCAATCATACATCATTGAAATACCATCCGTGACAAAATTAAATCCACTATCTACTGTCGATCTTATATCTGATGCTGTAGCTTTTGCGTTATCATCATCCATACCAAAAGCACTTAATATAGAATCAATGGATGGAATACAATCACCCAAACGTTTAAAACCTTCTTTATAATTTCCTCCAGAAAAAAGACCAATAGCATCAACTAACGGACCAATAACTGGAAGGTCTTTTACTTTTTCTCCTATCCATTTACCAAAATCTTTAAGATACCCCATTATGATCAACCCCTTTCCTTTTCCACCGCCAGAAGGAGTTCCACCAGCTTTTACATCTAAAAACATATTGAGTGCGTCTATCGCATACGAAAGCACTGTTCCTAATCCTGGAACAGCCAAATTAACACTATTTGCTAATGCTGATAGCAAATCCAATATACCACCAACAATATCACCTTGCTTAAATCTAGAAATCGCAAATCCCATACTGATTATCCCACCAAGAACAGGAACCCCTTTAATACTTTTTGCTAAAAATCCTGCTACTTTACCGAAAATAGTTTTCAAAACCCCCTTTCCTGCTGATTTTTCCAACACAACAGCACCTTCCTTCGCAACACCACCACCAAAAAGACCCTTTAATCCACTAAATGCTTTACCAAAAATTCCCTTTACGGATTTACCAATAGCACCAAAAATTTTAGCAGGAAACTTCATAAAAGATTTGATATTCTTTAAAAATGTAGTTGCTGCCTTTTCCATCAATTTCAAACCACCTTGTATCCCAACTCGACTAACAAGTTTCAACAATCCTTTAAACGGACCATCGGTTTCTAATCCCTTAACCAACGCAAAAATACCACCAGCAAGCAACGCAAGACCACCCAAAAATGCCATACCCCCCCCTCCACCTTTATCCGGTTCTTTATCCGGTTCTTTATCAGGAATTTTTTTACTAACAAAAGAAGGCAACACATCCTTCAATTCATGTAATCCTTCCTGTGTAAATCCTCCAATTGTAACAACCTTTGGCTTATCATCAGTATCTGTAATAGTCTTAGTTTCTTTATTTACATTATTCGCAGTTTTACCAATTCCAATATCACTAAATAACTTACTTAAGGTATTTTTATCTTCTATATTATTATTTTTTGTAGAATTTGTTGTTGGAGTATTGTCTTTAATTTTAAGCGCAGCAACCTTACTTTCAATAGTTTTTGAAAGTTTATCCACAAATGTCTTACCAATCCCTTCAAAAAAAGAGTTTGGTAAAATTTTTGTAATGTCTATTGGTTGTGCTGCTGTTGCCATAATAAATAGGTATTACTATTATTTATTATGGATTTAATGAAATATAACAAAATTAGAACATTCTTAATAAATATTAAAAATATGAACAATTTTGATGAATTATATCTAGAAATCTTAAATAAAATATCGTCACCAAAAATAATCACTACATATAAGGGCTTTGAAGGGAAAATCGACCCAACACAATACAATTCAAAAGAAAATATTATATATGTTAAACCTTCTTATAACCAGAAAAGTGATCCAGAAGGATGGATGGTTCATGAATATTCTCATGCGGATTCAAACGCAAAAGGAATTAAAGATGATAATAAACAATATCCCACAAACAATATTGAAATTTTGGCGTATACAAAACAATTCAAATGGTTAAAAGAAACGGGAAAATGTAGAAAATTCAAAGATTTGAAAGATGTTAAAAAATTCCCCACATTAGCACAAAAATTCACAAGATATGATGGAGAATACGAACCAATACTAAAGAAATGTTGGGATAATGCATAAACGAACAATGCCAATAATATTTGATTATTGGCATTGTTCAAATTTCTATTTTATAAGAAACCTTAAAGTTCTTATGTTTTCATCATAAGTATAATTTATATAATCAGGATGAATGCGACGTAATCCATCAGCAATATAATAAACATATAATCCCTTACTATCTTTATCGGATTTTATAAAACTACTCATTTCTTCTTCCGTATTAAAATGTTTACTCATAACTTCATGAATTTTACCACCATAACTTACGATTGGACTTATAATATAACCCGATATGAAATCTTTATATTCTGATATATCATATCTTATGTTGAAGAATTCAGTTTTGTGTGACGAATTTATTTTTACCCATTCGTCATAATCGTAAATGATTCCGGCATCTGGAATTCCTTCTCCTTGTTCAAACTTCAATTCTCCCATTTCTTTTCCTAGTTCATAAATCACTGGAACTATATTTTCTGTCATATTATTTGTTGTTGTCATATTATTTGTTGTTGTCATATTTTAATATTTATAATTTCTATATTTTCTGGAATTTGTTTCATATGTTTGTATTTTATCATATTTCCATAGTTTGTCAACTTTAATCATTGAAAAAAGAAGCATCCATCGGAAGTTCCCTTTTCAATTGCGCCACAACATCATTACCTTCCACATCCTTTTTAACAACTTCCACACTTATACTTGTCAATTTTTCAGTAAGTGTCTTAAAATTTTCCATATATTTCAGAATCTTATTAATTATCGTCGTTGGAAATTTTGACACTATTGAAATTCTAGTTTTAAAATCTAATGTATCAAAATCAATTATCTGACCATCCGTAACCGATAAAGTCTTAATATATTTAGTAACTTCATTTATAAAAGCATTACCTACCAATTCCCTTAAATCTTCTGATGTCTTAAGTTCAGATTTCGCAAGCTTTCCAACCTCATTCTCTAACTTATTTTCTGTTTTAATATTAGGAACGCCACAGACTATCTTATATGGAGGAACATCATCAATAATCAGTGTCTCAATCGCTCCCAAACCCTCTACAAAGCGTTCTAATACATCCGACAGGTCAACCACACCATCCTCTACAATCAACCCATTTTCTTCAATTTCTTCCTTAGTATATTTAAAATTATAATCTTTAGATATACTGTTTATTCGTAATGTAACAAAATAAATAATCTTATCTAATGCTGTTAAATCATCAACTTTAAATGTTTCAGTAGTTATCACATTTTCCTTCATTATTTCATTAAAAGTAAGATTGAAAATAGATGTCTGTAATGGAGAATCAACTAAACTTTTATACAACCGCTTTAATTGATCTGTGTTTAAAATTTTTGAAGGGATATTAACACCCAAAGAAGGAGCAAAAAATTCAAATGTGATTGTATCGTTAATTGTATCTAACGAACTTAAAATATTCTTAACATCTTGATTCATAATTATTATATTTAATAGCCATATTGTTATAAATCAACATAAGAATCGTCATTTATCGCAGTTTGTTCTCCTATATTTGAAGATTCTTGATTTGAATTTTCTTTCTGTATTGACATTTCCAACCGTTTTACAAATATTTGAAATTCTCCTGGTGTGCAATTTTCTACATATTCCGCAGACATATTAACATTCTTCGATAAATTATATATGTTATCATATAGAGATAATAAATCATCCAAAAATAAAATCTTGACCAAAAATGAAAGATTATATACATTAACGTCTATTGGAATATTATACGTATCTGATATCATTTTATTGTTTAATATATCTAAAATATTAACACTCTTAATATTTAATATTTGTTGTTGTGTAGTTTTTAACAATTTGGTCGTTACTATTACTGGCAACTTACTAAATATTGCGCTTCTTTCTTCTATTGAAAGGTTTTTATTTATTTCTAAGTTTAAAGTTTTGAATTTGGAACTTTTAATAAACTTTATAAAGATTATACCATCCAACCCAATGTCTGTCAAATTTAAATACGATAAAAGTTCGAAAATCGTTGGAAGTCGCAATTCAATTTCAAAATCTCCTGCTTGTATATACTTTGTTTGTATAAATGATTTCTTCACATCCTCAAACTTAGATATTATTTTATTGATATCTAATGTAATTTTAGTTGGCATATCATTTTGAGTAAGCGTTAAATTTAAAACATTACCCAAACTAATACTACGTAAATTGAATAATAATATAAAAAAGTCTATAAAATCCAATTCATCTAAATCTTGTGCTGAAAGTTCTACACGTTCTTGTAATATATTCCTAAGATTTAAAAATATAATCTTTGGATTTGGAACATCACCAAATAAACTTTTCAGTATTATTTTATAGTCCTTCACAAGAAGTTCTGAATATTGAATTTCTTTACCAAAAATATCAACAGTATTTAAAAATTTTGACATTTACTATTACAAATTTATCCCTGCGTTTATCGATAATCCATTTCTTGTCGTTAATCCCACATTTATAGAGTTTTCATAACTTGCGGATTCACTAGGAAAAAATGGAGGATTCCCATCAAATTTACCGTTTGCAATAATATCAGCACTGGAATCTATGTTGTAATAATTATATGCAAATGTAGAGATTCTAATATGTGGTGCGGATGCTGCTGTGTAATTTTGTTCTTCTCCAGATATACTTACTGGACATACACCATAAAAACTATATTTTTGTCGAATATGTGGTGCAATTCCAAGAGAGGTCACACCTAATTTATAAACATATATATTAGTTCTATAATCCAAATCACTACCTTTAGGATATGCAATCATACCTAAATGTGAAGTCACTATCGTCCAAGGTCGCAACACATTTTCCGTAAAACTAACATTATTATCAACAAATGTTATTCTTAACGTATCAAAATCCTGTCTACCACCACCTACGGTAGTTCGTATCAATCCTCCATACTGTGTCCCAACTGGATTTGGAGTAAACCCATCACTTGGTAATGTAACTGCTTGCGCAAACATACACCCTTTGTTAAATTGAAATACGGGCATTGTTGCAGTTTTTAATGCATTCTGTATATTCCACCCCTGTCCTCCAAATTTCGGTTCGTATTTCGCAACATTACCAATTACACTAGGAAATTCATCAAAATATATAATCCATTGTGCTCCTTTTGGTAACGCGCCAGCAGGTTTCGACAATACTTGACTGAAAAAGTATCCTATTTGTTCGGAATTTTGACTGTAATATGCGGATTCTGCCATAATAATATAACTACTTATTATGGAATTTTAAATTACTGTAATTTATACGCTCTCCAATAATGATATGCAAGAGTCGCAGGAATAGTAACAACAGTTCCCGCATCTTTAATGTCATAATTTGCTGTTGCAATATTTGTCACATAAGCACCATATAATCTATAACTACGTATTGCTTGGTTTTGTTTGTTCATTAAACGTAAATCAATAAGAGATTCTGGCCCCGCAATATTATAATTTCCAGTGCTTGTCGCATCATCAAAAGTCGCAATTTGATTTGCCTCTAATGCACTACGTATATCATATTTCGCATCACATCTAAAAGTAACTTGATATCCCGCAGACCCTGGATATTTTGCAGTCCCTGGAACATTAAAATCCAATCCCATGAAAGGAACTGCAACATTATTAATTGCTCTATCTGGCAATACTGCGCTCTCAACATACACAAAATCATCCTCATTCAAAATTACAGTACCTAATTGATAAAGTCTAAATTGAAATTGACGAGCGAAATCTCTTTCTTGCGAAACCCTATAGAAATCTGAAATATTTTGTGACATATACTATTATTTATCATAGAAGTATTATTTTCTTTGACTTTTTATAAATTTTTATTACTGGTATTAGAATTCCACTCAAAAACATAATTACCACAATCATAAATCTTTAAATATCCCGCATTTTTCATGTTTTCCTCCGCTGTTTTATTTGGATCGAAATTACTCCCCAATCTTTTTGCCAACATATGCTTCTGAAACCCTACTCTATGTAACAACCTATCTCTTATTCTTGATGTAAAATACCAAAAATTAGGTGGAGAAATTCTAAGTAAATCGAATCCCAATTTATTATAAAGCCCCCCATTACTATATCGCCTGTTCGCATAACTTATTATTTTTTGTGGATTATATGATCTTATAAAATATGAAAACAATTTAGACGCACCACCAACAACACAAGTATTCTGTTTGCAGCAATATCTCATCAATTCTAAAGTTGGTTTTGATCCAGTAATTTTTCTACTACCAAATGTCATAACTGATATTAATTCATCAGTTTTCTTATCAAACAGCCCTATTTTATATTTTGAATTATCCTTCCCTTGTATATGATGCTCTATTAAAAACATATTCTTTGTATTATTATCAATATCTTTCACATAACAATTCCTAGCGAATATTTTATTTTTATATATTCCTAATTTACTAAGTATTATAGATTTCACCAATTCTTTTGAAGTGTTCCATTCATTTTCAAATATGTGAATAAGTTGTATCCCCAATTTTTCGCACATTTTAGTTTTATTTATATGATATTTATTTTCTTTGTGTTCGCTACTATGCCAATATAATCCATCAAATTCTATTGCCACCCATTTTTCTGGAATGTATATATCAAGTTCTAATGGTGGTATTATTCTTTTACTGCTCGTTATGATATCAAATGTTGTAAATGATTTTAACATATCACTTATTTCAATTTCTGGTTTGGATATTGATATTTTACTACATCTTGGACATCTAACATCAAATGCAACCTCTCTGGTATACACAAATTCACAAATACTGCATTTAAAATCTATCTCTCCAGTAGATATATAATGAGATTTATCAGTTAACATTTTTTCCGTTCTATTCTGCATTCTATCTTCCCAAATATCAAAACTCTTATCTCGAATAGATATTATTGCATTTTTTCGATTTCTTTCTACATTTACCTTTGCTGAACAATTTACAGAACAACATTCAGAATATCCTTTATCAAATGTATTAAATCTGACAATTTTATCATTACAATAACTACATATCGGGATACTATCAAGATTATTGTGTAGTAAATATATCCGTTCATTAAATTTTATATTTTTTCTTTGTATGTTTCTTGTATGATATATGATACTCTTATACAATCGTAAATCTAAATTGAATATACTTGTATAAAATGAGTGTGATGTAACTTTATCAACCCATCCTTTTATACCTTTTATTGTATCTTCCTTAGATAGAAATTCACAACTTTCTGATAATTTAGCTGCTTTATTTTTTTTATGCTCTATTTGAATGCAATTAAAATTTTTACATTTCCCATAGCCTTTTTGTATGGATAAAAATGGTAATATTTCATTACAATTTTCACACTTACACTTTTTTGTATTATGTATCATCAAATATATACCTTCACTAAAATCTTCAGAATATTTTTTAATTACAAAATTATACCACTTTGGATGTTTATATATAAAATGCACCTTTAAATCGTTTAATGATCTATTAGAAATATACGATAGAATATCTTTTTCAACTACAGTAGAAATATCCGTTTTTAAAGCATCATCGATTAACCCCCTTTGAATATCTGAAGAACATATATTTAATCCCTTTCTAGTATTCCCTCTTCTAATTAACATTTCAGTGTCTTTATGTGTGCATTTCTTCGAGCAATATTTATTGTATTCCCATTTTCTATTTACACCAAATATTGGAATAACATTACCGCACGATTTACACAACGGAAGGGTTTTCATATCACATACATAATGATACAACAATTGTGATTTATTAATAATATCTAAATTATTATACTTCCCAAAATTTATAATATCATTCTCTAATGTTATATATTTTTTATATAACTCTTTTAAAAAAAATTGTTTATGTATTTTTCTATACTCGATAACTTGTTGTTTATCTAAAACCTCATATAATTCAGTTTTCATATACATATAATTATCACATTTTTACATTATAACAACAAAAACGCTACTAATAAAAAATATTAGTAGCGTTTTGATATTTTATCTAATTTCTGATATTACCCAACCAATTCTTGGAAGTTTTGGCTGGTTCTAGTAGCCACGAAATTTATTAGGATAAATTCTGCTGCCCTAACTGGCTTTAAATATATATCCACATGCAATTCATTTGCATCGATAGAATCCGGGGTGTTGTTCCTAGAGTCGCAAACCACCAAATAATCGTATACCCCTTGAGTGTTCTTTGCGTTTTCAAATATTGGTGTTAATGCATTTACAACTCTGGTTCTAGTGAAATCTGTGTTTGGTTCAAACACAAAGTATTTCATTATATCCTGTGTGGATTTTTCAAGAGATAGGAACAATCTACGAACATTTACACGATCAAAAGCGGATGGTTTCTTTTGAAGGGTTTTTTGTCCGTATACCACATATCCATCATTAGGGAAGAACACCACTGGATTAATAGAAATAGTATATAAGAAATCTCTTTGTTTCTGGTTAGGATTGAAAGCGATATCTGTAATACCTTTAACTATTCCTCTAGTAAGACCAGCAGGAGCAATCCAAGGGTATGTTGCTTTATCAGAATTTGCGTATATATTAGCAGCAAATCCAGAGAAAGGACACCAGAATTGTTTATCAGAATTTGCATCATACACTTTAACCCAATTTCCGTAGGTAGCAGCATAATTACTATTCGTTCCACCAAATAAGGTTTTCAATGGAGTATAAACATTTTGAGAAAAGGTATTTCCAGGAATTGAAACTATCTTTGTATCACTACCATTAATAAAGATTTGGCGTAATGGATCAACAATAATCATACAATCCTTTCTGGTTTCGCTAGTGAAAGCATCATATAATCCATAAACTGAAGACCAAGATTGATAACATGGTGCGAAAGCAGAAGATAATTGAGTGATGTCAACATACACAGAATCATCATATATTCCACTTACTGCATTTGCTGCTATTGTAGTAAGACCCGCATCAACAACGATATCTAATGGATAAATTTCAGGATTATCCACTAAAGAAAGAGCGCGATCAACTTTACTAGCAACATTTCCAATATCGTTATAGTTTACATTAGAAACTACTGGAGTATAAACACCTTCTGCAAACAATGCTTTAGCGGAACCATCAACACTAACAGAGGATAATGGATTGTTTGTGCTTAAGCTTGTCCAAGAAGTGTGTTTAGATATTGCAGGATTCACAAGCAATGTCAAATTTGAAGAACTATTATTAACAATATCCGACAAGTAGAAAGAGCGAGGAATACCACCTTGGGATGTTGATGTTTTCTTATTCGCATCCAAAGAACCGATACGACTTTCAACTAATGATATTGACAACATTTGTGGATCATATATGGATTGACGAACTTTAAATAAATTCAAAATCAAACTGTCTTGATAATATGAATCACCGAAATCGAATAATGGAGTAGTTTCAATTATTTCAGATACAGAATTGTTACTTCCTCCGATATTAGAACCAGAAAGATTAAACGCCAACTTAGATGTTGGTAATGTATACCAATTTGTTAATGTATCGCCAGTATTCACTAAACTATACATACTAGTCACAGCAGTAAATGAAGTATCAGGTCCTAAGTCTGTATTATCTTTCAGAGAAATGTAATATCCCTCGAAAATATCGTTAATCGTTGTTTGGCTATCGTTGATTATGATAATACCCGCGTTTGCATTAACAGTATCCCATGATGCTGCTGTTGTTGAGCTTGAAATGCTACTCCATGCAAAATTATTCTGTGCTAATTGATTATATTCAGCATTGCTTAAAGTATATTGAGATGGGTTTCCTATTGTAAATCCCCCTGTTGAAGATGCGACAGGATAGAATAATGCACTATAGCTATCAGAAAATCCTAATCCAGCAGCGGAACCATAGGGTAAACGTGTGGTTAATAAATTTCCTGCGGATTGCACGACTTGTTTTGCAGATTGATAAAAATATCTTTCTGCTGCATTTGTAGGAAGACCGAAAATCTGTTCAAATTCCGAAATAGTGGAAATAGAAACAACTTCGTCCGTAGGTCCTTGGGAAGCAAACCCCATAACATATACATTAGTTCCTACCACTGTTTGAGTAGTATCGGATAAGTCAATTTCTGTGATTTGAACACCTGGTGAATTAATAGTTCTCATATTTATATTATTATTTATGCTTTTTCAACTATTTTTATGAGGCTATAACAGAGAAGGTGTCAATAAATTAAAGTTGACCCTACTAAATTGGAAGGTAACAGTAGATTCTATCCAGTCATTAGTTCTATTATCATACGTAATTCCACCTAATCCAGTAATAAAAGCATTTACATATACCCAAGATGCAATTTTTTGATTATATTCATCTAACGCATAAACAGAAAAAGAAGTTTGATATTCGGGTGTCATACTAGTTTTTGATGTTGTAGGACTTCCACCATAAATACTTCCATCCGCAGTATTCAAAACATTCAACCATTGCCATAACACATAATAGTTCACAAATTTATTGTCTACCACAAAATTTATTGTAATTGGTTCATAATTTGGGCGAGTGTAGCTACTAATATTTGATACCTGCCCACCAAAAGGTAAAGCAATAGAAGGAACTGCAATCGTTGGAACTACTGTACCATACACACTAAAATTTAAAGTATCTAATCCATTCGGAATAGACAAATTAGGCGTATTCTTCATAACAATAGGTAAATCCAATACAAGTAAAAATTTGTCTTTACTTGCCCTATTAAGCACCGATTGTTCAGTTGGATTTACGTTCATTTGTATTATTTAACTTTATGGTTGATATATAGTAAACCCAAGTTCCATTAATCCATCAATATCCAAATCATCCGTATGTAAATCATTACCACCCATTATTGGTTGATATTTTTGTGGGGTATTTGGTTTAGGATAATTTGATGGAACTATTATTTCTCCTGTCGTGAGGTCTTTTAATGAATATAACGTATCATCAGTATATTCCATATCAGTTCTCGATACTTTCAATGGTTTATTCTGATCATCAAATTCATCTACAGTAAAGTATTGTTGGCATACATCAGTTTCTAATACAAATAATGCCCAAACTAATGCCATAACAAAATCATCTCTGTGTTTATCCGTCTTTTTGCGATACGTTCCATTCGGATATTTCACGAAGGTTTCAAATTCTGATATTGTATCATCATCATTTATTTTAACCGCATGTAAGAAATTAATCCAATACCTCAAATTACTAACAGCATTAAAACGTAAATTATTGTGACTAAAAATTCCCAAATGTCTTGTATTTTTTCTTCCATCAGTGCTAGAAGTTTTGCTATAACTTACAATTTTATCATAATAATGGGTGTGAACTAATGCATCCAATATCTGCGCACCACAATTATTTCTTTCTATCAATAAAGGCGGATTTCCCCAAGATGCTGCCAAATTCACCAATCTATTCGCAAAATGATATGGTTCTAACACATTTGTTCCATATACCGCAACTTGTTTAATTTCTGTCAAATCCGTAATATCTAAAACTTGAGCGGTTGATGCAGCCCTTCCAATACCTTCCCCAACATCAACACCAATAACATATATCCTATCTTTATCAGGCATCTCATACACTTTATATGTAGAATCTGATGATGCCCATAAAGTAGGTTTCTTATTGGTTTTAAACTCCTCTATAACCTCCGCACCCACTGCACCATCCGAAGAGTCTAAGAATTTATTTCCAAATTCCTGCTCAAATGCTGCTTCTGACCCCAAAGCTGAAATCATACCCGCTTTCCATTTTTCATTTCTACCAGGAACATCCCACCAATCAATCCTTTCAGTCTTCCAATCATTCTTCCCCTTTTCTGCATCACTATAAATTTCGTAAAATTTATTAAAAACCCCATTTGGCGTGCTCACCATGAAAATTTTAGTTTTTTTACCGGATGATACTGTAGGAATTACAGACTTCCAAAATTCCTCCATCAAATGTGTATTATGACTTAATACATCATTCGTATAATATTTATTTCCTTTTTTAACATCAACTAAATCATAAACAAAATCTTCACTGTCTTTTGTTATATATTCTACTTTTGTTACTCCTGTTTTAGTTTTTATATATTTATTTACTGCGTTTTTTGCAAATATTTTCCTTCCTGATTTAGAAATAAAACAATGATTAGGAGATACTACTATACTATTACCACCTTCAAAACACACCTTTATTAATTTGCGGCGGGAATACTCAGCAACACCACTGAAATCCGACCAACCATTATGCGTTAATACCTCCCATTCTTCATTTTCTTCGTATCTAATTAAATCTGCGTTCATCTGCACAGAAGTTTTGAAAAACAAATCAGCAATTTCTACAATTTTTGTTTCGCCCGTTATTTTATTTCTCAAATCAACTTTAGTATTTCTATTGACACAATCAATAAATGCTGCTTCATCGATCACCAAAATACTTGCTGTATCCCCGCGAGCAGCAGTAGATGTAGTAGTTGATATACCAATACTACTACCGTTCGCAAAAACACAACCAGTTTTTCCCCATTCCTTAATACCAGGTTTTAAATAGTTGGGTAATAATTCATATGCAAGTCGTATCTTTTTAAAAATATTAATTGCAGTGTTTTCTTTATTTGCGACAATCATTACTCGTTGATCATCCAAAAAACATGTATTCCATAATGCATATACCGTAGTAAGTGTTGTATTATGACTTAGAATACCATTAGAAAAATATGTATGTTTATCGGATTTTAAAGAAACGTCATACATGTTTTCTGGTGGTAACTCTAATTTTTCCACACTTCTTACAATCTCAACACCAGTTTCTGTAATAATTTTATCTCCAACTTCTAAATCATAAACATATATTTCTTCTCCATTTTCGCCAATTACTATATGCTCATCCGCACATTCTAAAAAATAATTATCCGTCTCTAATTTCCAAACATCATAAGGAATCGTCTTATGAACGGCTTCTATATCTTCCCATCCACTATCCGTCCAAATTTCGTAATTATCTACACTACGAGTATCTATAATCTTTTCATCACTAATATCAATCATTATAATTTTATTTAATCATTATGAATAAAATCTAAACAATCTTGTAATATCTTTTGCTTGTCTTTATAATACTCCAATTCTTTAACATTAAAAACTTTACATTTTAATGTTTTTACTATTTCATCTTCCCGCATTTGATCATTTTCTACTCTATAATTAACTTGTTTATTTGCAATACTATGCCAATACGCACCATTAAATTCTATGACTTTGTTTACATCTTTAATATAAAAATCTAATGATCTACTAGTTTTATGTGTCTTTACTTTATATTCGTGATTCTTTCCGTCCGTTGATATATTACCGTCATATATAGTCGCAAAATAAATTTCTTTGTATTCGGATTTTATATTATCGTATATATTCCAAAATAACTCTTGTGATACCTTGGAATAATTTTGTTTTGGAAATGATGTCAACCATTTTTCTGTTATCCCCTTTCGAATTTCTATTGCTTTGGTTTTGTTGCATCCACTTCGCTTCATAATAGCATCTATAGAATTTGTAGTCTGTCGTTCTCTTAACTTCTGTATGGCTTCTTCTTCAGTAAACCCCATCTTAGTCCAATATCCCTTTTGTGTAGAATTACATTGCGTGTCTTGTATGGTTTTACTAATCGCTTCACCACAGTCACTTCTGTTATTATATTTGTTATGATAATTCACACCACAACTAGTATTATAACAAAATTTATTATATCCCTCCCAAATACTATTAAATTTCATTAAATTGCCACACCATAAACATTTTCCCAATTCATTAGTTTTTTGTATATGTTTATGATAATATGATTCTTCTGAATCATGAACGTCTTTAATATGTTTCGATAAATCTTCTTTTCTATAATATGAAATTCCACATTCTTTACATACAATATTAAAATTTTCTGGTAAAAGCTTTCCACTTTTTATTTTTTTCTGTTGATTACTATGAGTAATACAACACGCTCCAACTGCAATCATACTAAATGGTATTAAATTTTTACATGAAACCAAACAGCATTTAGTTTTCGATAATACATATTTATTATAAATTTCTTCTTTGTTGTGTGTCGTCTTGTTAAGAGATACTGATATATCCTTCCATCCTTCAAAATAAGAATTCAATTCTTCAACAAAAATATAAGAATGTAATAATTCTTTGGTTTTGTTTATATCTCTGTTATTTTGTTTATACAATTTTCTAACTAACGACCCCGCAAATAATCCATAGGTTTTATGTTGAAATTCCGTTAATTTTAATCCAGTTACTTTACAAATATAGGTTTTGTCCATACCTATATTTATCATAAATTAAGTAAATGTCCAACTTGAAATTCATCCAACACGTTTATAAAAATTTTCTATCGTAACCTCTTCAGTTTCAAGTGTTTGTTTATTCCGAATAGTTAACATAACACCACATTTAAGGCATTTACCTACTTGTCTTGATGCTAAGACCGTAACGAACCGGTTCTTCGCTAGGCTTTTTAATACTCTTTTTTGAGCAGGGTAGAGTTCTATTTTTTCTTTACCTCTGTCGATATTTACGATATAGAAATGTTTTTCAGCGAAGTGTGTGATATCTTCCTTACATTTTTTCATTTCCTTTACCATTGCAGGAGTGAACGCAAATTGTGCATTCTCTCTTGGTAATTTTTTATCTCCTCTATAGTATTGTCTATCACCTATAGGGTTTTCGTTAATTACATCATCTTCAATCTCTTTAACATCCTCTAGATAAGAATCTTCTGGACATGTGTTATCATCACTCATATTAGTTTTATTTAACTAATATTAGATATCTTCTTCTAGATTTCCACCTTCTCCCATACCGCCTTGTTCTGGATTAAAGATATTAAACATTGTGCAGCGCAAGTTTTCTAGTAATGCATCTCTATCTTGAGCGTTCGCAGCATGCATCATAAAAACCTTATCACCGTGTAGATCATATCCGATAGTCATATATGCTTTTAAGTATTCTGTGGTGATGTTATTTAATTGTGCGATATCGTCACTTCTATCTTTTTCTATTGAGACTTTATCATAGAATTGGATAAAAGCTTGTTTGATTAAGCTTTGCACATCAGCATCTACGGTAGGGGGAACATTTTCAGGAACTATTTTTTTAGTTTCTGTTTTTTTACGACTAATCTTTTTTTTCCCTGTCATTTTATTTTTATTTGGGTCATTAGCAGACATAGCATCTACTACTATTTATTCGTAATTGTATTTTTAGTATACTCCGCAGCTTTATTATTAATGCCATATTTTACCAGATGTTCCACTAAAATTTCAAACGACAATGTTTTAATTTTTAGTCGGGTTGGTAGATATTGGCCTCCGTCTGACAATTCCAAATATGATTCATTATCTCCGAAATTTGGATCACCGGAGAAGCAAGTACAAAAAATAGAACTTACTTTAGGATCGATAACAATAGTCCAAGACCGTGCATCCGCTTTACTATAATCATCAAATAATTTATATGCGTAATATCCGCTATCTCTGAGTCTTTTTAAGAAGTATCCTAATGTAGTTAATTTATTAGCCATAATGTTATATTAATTTATCAAATTCTGATTATTTTACAAGTGCGGATATTATAAATTTCACAAGAATATTATCTTCTTGAATTTCGAACACTGTAATTTTCAAAGAGTTATTAAATTTGACATTAATTTTACTAGTTTTAATTCCACTGATTAAACGTAAGTGTTCTAGATTTAATGGAACAGCGGGTTCAATAGATTCACCAGTATATTCTTCGTTAATCAGATATGTAATATTATTTGAATTTGGGGTTTCTCTATCGTTCAATTCCCCATACACAGAACCATTTTTAGTATACAAATAAAATTTATTAGAATCTGTGACTATTGATGCTGCCTTCATTATTTCATTAAACTTTCCAACAGTAAGTTCAAATTCGGTATCAAATTGCAACTTATTTATTTTTGTTACGTTCAACGGGCATTTTGGTATATATCCATCTTCTGATAGGTGATATACGAAATTAAAACTTTTGTTATCATTATAAGTGATATTATTATTTTTTACAGTTAAAGAAATGTCACCAACTTTTTCTATACAACCCAACAGTCTAATAAATTTGTCAATATCCAACAGATTCAGTTTTAATGGTGTTTCTATATCTATAGCAGTATTTAATTTTGCATATACAATGAAACTTCCATCTTGTGAAGTGCATATTGTATTAATATCGTCCTTTTCTACATTAAGGACGATATTACTTGCAACCTTACTAATTGGAGATAAAAACTTCTGAACTAATGTTCCTTTATCTATAGATATTACGGTATCCATTATTTTGAATTTGTGACATATTTGATATATCTATCAACACTAATACTGATTCTATCAATAGCTTTTGCAAAAATTACGCTCGCATCCGCAAATTTTATTAAAGTTTTTGGATCAATACTACTAAAAGCAACTGGAGATGGAGAAGGTCTTTGTGTTGGTTGAGGTTGTGGTGCGGATGGATTTCCGTTACTCATTGGGGGTGGCATTGGATATCTTTCCATAGCCTCCTTATTTAATTGCGCTACTATATTATCCCTATTATTTCTTTCTTGTTGTATTGCACTAGTCAAGAAATTTCTAGGATCGATTTTCTTTGCAGGGCCTGCGGAACTTTGTTGGAGAGTATCTTTATCAACTTGTCCTAAATTTGCCCCCACAAGTCCAGCCATCATTGCTGCTGCCATTTCATCTTCGGATATTGCCATATTATTTTGGGTTAAAAGGGTTAGGGATTTTAATGTCCCTAACCCTATTTTTTATTAATCTAAGTCTGCAAGTAATGCCTTCAACTTAGCATCAGTGTCTTCGTCCGTTTCGCTAGTCACCGGATTATTGGATTCAACTTCTCTCTTTTCTGGTCTAGAACTAGAGGCATTCGTTGGTTCATCATCTTCCTCAACTTCTTCCTTTGCATCCGCATCCTTGATGCATAGGAAGTGAACATCCAACATTCTTTGTAATTCTGCTGCCTTCTTTGGTTTCATGAAGGAAGTAAGATCAAAAACGCTATTATGGATTTCATCCAACTTTTCTTCAGTTATTCCGTCTAACGTAGATGGTGCCAAAAATTTAGAAGATACATAAGTCGTGGAAACAGCACTTGCGTTCTTCTTATCAGTTTTCGATTCACATTTAATTCTTAATGTGCATCCATCCAAGACATCAAATATCTTCGCGCCGAACTCTTCTGCGTCATCACCCTTGAGCGCACTTTCAATGATTTTATTCAATTCGCTACCATATCGAATGACCTTAACCTTTCCGTTATTTTCAGGGGTAACTGGATCGTTGATAACATACGCATTTACCATCCAGTTATCTTTTCTGGAAATTAAACGGTTTGCCTTTTTTTGTTCTTCAGTTCCATTATTATAGATATTGAAGATATAATTGTCTATAGGGCAAGATTCGCCATAAGTCTTAGGACAAAGAGCAGAAACAAATTGCCCTGTAGATACACTCTTCCAACTGTGGTGAAAGTAATGATATGTAGATTGTTTTGGGTCAGTTACTGTAGGAACTAGACGAACTAGGTATGTATTTCCTGCTGCGAACTTCATTACGTCTTTAAATAAAGATTCGGATTTTGGGTTATATGAGTTTTTAATCTCATCGAACATTGATTTTGCGTTGTATTTCATAATTTTTATATTTGATTTATTTGTATTATATATTAGTTTTTTGTGTTTTCAACTATTTCTTCAAAGTATTTTTAATAAACGCACTTATTTTCTTAATTGCTAGTTTGAGAAAGGGTTTAAGTGGTGAATTTAAATATTTGATTTTTTTGTCGAAAAAGTCTGTATATGTAGCTCCAAAAAACAGGAATTGTTCATCCTCTGGTATCTCGCTAATGTATTCAAGCAAGTTTGGAAACTCCATTAAAGTGTATATGTTAATTTTATTTAATTTTAAGTGATACATCCAATCAGGGTGCATACCTTGTGTTTTGTTATTAATATATTTATCTAAAGATATTTTATTTTCTATGCAATATTTGGTTATAAATCCTAAAGATTTTTTAACATCAGATATATGTTGTTCAGGTGCCAACTTTTCTAATTCATTTTTATATAATGAATAACTTTTTATTGCTCTTAACGAGGAGAAATATTGTAGGTCGAAATATTCTACATCAGGGTATAATTTATAAGGAGCAATAAAATATAAATTCATATCAATTTCAGGATACTTACCAAAGAGTATTGCAATTCTCTTTATATATGGGTATCGTTCATCATCTTCAAATCCAGTAAAGTCTTTCTTTAATTTGAAAGATTTTTTTCTTAAAGATCGGGATACTGCTAGATGTTTGTTATAAATTGTTTTTTCTATCTCGGTCATTTTTTCCCTTTGATTTCTCGAAAATTCTTTTTGTGTTTTTGGATTTTACTAATACTGGATATATTTCCATAATTTGCAAAAGCGCATGTCTTACAGTTTCTGCTCCAGTTATTTCCATAAATATATCACGTAATTTAGAATTTTCAAGGATCGACATGAATAAAACGGATGCATTGATCCTTTTATTATTAACTATTGACAAATACGCACCAAATTTTAATACATTTATTACAAATTCTTTATTACATATATTATCTAATGGGTCGTTGCCGCTTATAATGTTGTCTAATATTTTGTCGTTTAACATATAATTACAAAAATAATTATACAACATTTAAACAATTGCAAATATTATTATATCGGTTTTAATGTTTTTGTAAAGGATACGAACGCTTCACTCATACGACCACCACTTGCCGCAGGATGTCCACCACCATCTAACAATTTTTCCGCTAACTTAGATAAATCCACTGGACATGAATCTTTTTTACGAACACACACTTTATCATAATCCAATACTACAATAAATACAATATCAACATCATACTTCTCTAAAAGATAGTCACTCATCTCTTGTATATATTCCTTACCTATTACAGAAATTACTTTGTAATCAACACCCTTTATTGTCAATTTTCCTCTATATACCGTTCTATCTTCATTTAAATATGCATCTCTATCTTTCTTATAAAAATCTATAATATTCTTTTGGAATTTATCAAAATTTTTAAAACCTTGACGAAAGTTTACAATGAATGAATCTACTTTATTATTAGTGTTATGAAAGACAATATTTAAATCATTGGATAATGGAGTTTTCTTAGTATGTGCATCAAAATCATCCGCTAACCCAATCAATAATTTTTGATCGTTAGTAAAATTGGTGTTCTTCCCTAATGTATCTTTTAGCAACTTAGAGCATGAAGTATATTCTTTAATGATGTTTGTTGCACTCTTATATTCGTAATTATGTGATTGGCGATGATCGATAATAACAACATTAGGAAAATCTATCATATCTCCGATTTCTGAAGTGTCCAAATCCAAAAAGAACACCTTTTTATAATCCGTTAGTTGATTTCCCTTCAGCCAGATTTTAACATTTTCAAATAATGAATATGGAGTTGTAGTTTCTATTTTGGGTAGTTTCCCTAAAATCCAACTAAGTGTAAGATATGAAGAGATTCCATCTAAATCTCTATGGGTAAAAACTATAATGTTTGAATCTATATTGTCCATAATTTATATTATTTATTTTCTTTGCTATCCGCTATTTTATCTAATAACGAAGATATGTCGTTATTGTCTTTATCATCGTCTTCTTCTGTTGGTTCATCTTCCACAAACATATCTTCATTAGTTTCCGATAATGATAAAGTTTGATAATCAATATTAAATCTCCATCCTCCAGTATTTCTACCAAATCGATTTTTTATCATATTCATATTGATAGAACTCACATCAACCTCATCTTTGGGTTTCCATATATTACACATCACATCACATGTTGCTGCTAATGCTATGCTTTCAGAAACCCCTTCCATTCCAGGATTATCTTTATTAAATGAATCTCGTTTTAATTGACTTGCGGAAACAACAGGAATATTAAACTTAAACGCCATTGCTCTAAGATGTTCCGCAATTTCCTTAATTTCCGAATATGTATTTAAATTCTTACCTATTGGTTTTAGTAGATTTATATAATCGATAACCACAACATCAGGTTTAAACCCTTTATGTTTTAATTTTTTAATATATGCTTCTAAATGTCTGACAGTAACGGATTTTGGTGCGTATTCTTTAATGACTAATTTATTTCCGTCTAATCTATCTCCGATATTGATAATTTTCTCTTTAAGTTTATCTGTATACTGCACCAATTCATTGTGTGGTATTTTAGATAATTGAGCACTAATCCGTTTGCTATACATAAACTCAGACATTTCACAAGATATCAATAATACATTTCTACCTTTCAGTGTCATGTTTGTCGCTATATTTCCTAAAACAATACTCTTACCAACATTAACTTGTCCTAAGAAACATACCAAAGTTTTCGGAAATAAACCACCTTCAATTTTATCATCCAGACTTTTCCATCCTGTAGGCATTGGATTATATATAGCTTTCAAATCCTGAATATGAGCATCAATATTTTCAAAATACCAATGTCCTAAATCTTCATTCAAAGATATTGCATATATTTTTTCAAATTCTTGAAGTGAATCACCAATCTCTCGCTTTCCTTTGGTGTAGTTTTCAGCCATATCCTCAAGAGTTTTATGTAATCCTCTTTCCTTTAGAAATTTTTCAGTATTTTCATAAAGTTCTTCCTTATTGAATTTGTCACCCAATATGTTTTTATTTCGAGTTAATACATCCCGCAATGCCAATTTATCTTCATCAGAAATCAATTTAGCCTTAATTTCTGCATACGTTGGACACACACCACGATCATTAAAAAATTCTACAATCTTATTAAAAATTAATCGTATTTGTTTATCCACGAAATATGCTGGATTCGCATGATCAACAATAGCTGCTAGATATTGCTCATCATTAATACAATTAACAAGAATGATATTTTCGTAATACTCTAAATCTAGTTTTTTTTCTTCTAATATTTCTTTTTTTTCGTTCACAATATAATTCCTATATTATACCACATCACTTTAAGAAATCTATTATTCTTCGCTAGATTCATCATCTTCATCAATATCATCTACATCTTCTGCAAGTTTAGCCATTTCCTTGTCGATAATAGCTGAAGGTGTTTCTGCTTCTCCACCATACTTGAGTTTTTCTTGGAGCACCTTTTCCAATTCTGGCATGATCATCTCCCAAATTTCAGCATTCTTTTCGATGTTTTTTCTAAATCCTATAGACTTATCACCAAACTTATATGATCTACCTTCTTTTTGTATTAATCCAAATGCTTCAGCCATATCAAACAATCCAGCATAAGGATCTAATCCAGTTTGAAAGTTTAAATACAATTCAGTTTTTAAATATGATGGAATGAAACGGTTCTTAGTTGTTAATGCACCCAAAGTAACACCAGAAACATTATGTGATATTTCTACTGCGGCTTCATCAGGATTTTCTGAAGATTTTTCTTGCTTTGTGCTTAATTGGACTAACACCGAAGCGAGATATGTTGGTGCCTTTCCTCCACTCGTAGTTTTAACCAAAGAAGGATACATGTCACCAGGATTATCATAAATATGATTACTGAACAAAATTGGAACTCTAGCTTTCGCAGATTTATATGTCAAAGCTCGCATCATACTCCGAATACTCTTACTTCTTGTACCCATGTCTGCGGCACTTTTACCTTCTTGTGCATCTTTAATTTCTTTAGCGGATGATAAATTACCTAAAGAATCGATAGATATGATAAATTTATTTTTCTCTTTGTTTGATGGGTCTTCTGAATTGGATTTAATAACATTATCCAAAAACATACAAATTTGGTTTCTACAGTCTTCAATAGCTTCTACTGGATAATATTTAACTTTCTTTGGATTTCCGCCTACAGACTTTATGTTGTCTTTATCAACTGCAACTTCAGAGTCCCAAATAACTCCAATATAACCTTCTTTTTGTGCATTAGCAATTACTTTATTAATAATCAAAGTTTTACCAGACATACTCGGACCTGAAAATCCTGTAATACGACTTTTTGGAATACCGCCATATAGTGATCCTGATATAATTGCGTTTAATGCATAACAACCAGTGGAAATATAACCATCAGGTGTTGATAATGTGGAATCTGATAATATTTCTGCATCAGGATTTAATTTATCCACTGATCCAAAAATTCCACTAAATCCTTTCAATTCATTTTTTTCTTTTTTAATAGCCATAATGTATTTATATGTTGATGCGAAAGCTAATGGTAGTGGATGGCATCAAACATCCACTACCATTTTTAATATTTCCTATTACTTCACATCATCGAACAACTTAATAGTAGGCGGTTCGTTACTTGCTTGTGGGATAATGATTGGTGATGGATTAAAAATCTGTGCATACTGTGCAGGAAGTTTAAAGTCATAAACAATATCTTCGCTTTCTGTGATATTGTTCCGCTTATACTTCCAAACAGTTCCAGAATCTTTGTCAGCCAAAAACTCACGGAAAAACAATGGCAATATTTGCAATTGTATCTGTCCAGTTTGAGGATTTGGGACAATATGAATCAACGCAGGATTCTTAATTGCCAATACTTCGTTATTTGATTGTTCTGCAACCGCTTCGCCAATAATAGTTCTGCCGATTGTGTCAAGGAATGTAGTTAATTTAATAGTTTCGCTCATAATATTTCAAATATAATTTATGTATAGTATTTCCAAAATCAAGGGTTAATCAGAAAATAAATCAAATAAGTTTGTAGTAGTTTGATTGCACACATCAGGCATCATCCAATTCACTCCATCATATAATCTTTCTATTGCTGGTAATATCTGTTTTTCAAACATCTTTTCTTTATCTACAACTAGTTTTGTAAATTCTTTAGGGTATTCACTAGGATAAGCAATGGCATCTAAACCATATACATTCTTCTTGAGATATACCCATTTAACCTTTTGATTTGAATTTATTCTCTCGTATTTATCTTCGATTTTTAATAATTTCAAGAGTAAATTATATGCAATTGCTGCTTTTACATGCACTGGTGTTCCTGATTCGAATTTTGTCAGTGTTGAAGTCTTCGCATATTTTTCATAATTGTTTACTGAAATACGAAACGCCATATCATCCAAACTTAATTGTTTAAAATCATCATACACCTTTATATACACTTCATTTGTAGACTTTAATGTTTTCAAAGATAATAAAGTATTCATTATCCGTTTGATAAATTCTTTAACTTCCTTAGATATTGTAGATTTCGCAACTTCAACTCCAACATATTTAAATTCATCAGTTTTCTTACCTTCTTTATCATTGATGTGTAATATATAACGTTTTTTCATCAAAAATACTCCTGCATCCGCAATAACTTCTCTTTTAAATACGAATCTTGGATCAGTAGTATGCAATTCTCGTTTTGCCCACACATTAATCTCATCGTTTAATACATTGTCAATCTCATCAATAACAATAGCCGCATCTTTTGCGATATCACCATTATCTTCTAATAGTTTATAATTTTTAATATCTAGTATTGGTGCAACAGTCAAGTAAATTGAATTATGGACTAATATATCATTTGCAAAATATGTTTGTTCCACTGGATTTTCTGTATCCATTTCAAAATCGTATACATATTCATCATCGAAAACATCAAGCTGTTCTACTTTAAATTTATCTGTAATTATAGTTTTAAGTATGCTCGTTATATTATCTGATATATACAATATTTTATCACTTTCTGCAATTTCTTTAGGTGATATTCTTGTTAGTTTATCATTCCTAACAACTACCATATCATGATCTTCCGTTATGACCACACTTTTACCGTCTACCGTAATCTTATATCGTTTCTTGGTTACTTTATGCCGAATTATGTGTTTAATTTTACCATAAACTGGTATATTATTTTTATATGTTAAAATTTCTATACCATTAGTATGTTTCATTTCATGTCCAGATGATGTTTTTAGAATGATATTATCATTATTCTCCCAAAGTTTTTCTATTGTATCCTCACCATTCTTGTGTCGAATTATACTATCAAAAGCTACTGAGTCCGTATCACCGTACACCACAATACTTTTACCTGTCACTCCGTATTTTTCCTTTGCGTGGCGATCTACAATATTTGCAGCCTCTTGTCCAACTGCTCTACCCGTTGCGGTGACTGATCTTGCAGCATCAATATCCGCAAAAATACAGTAATTATTCGCAAACGCCCCATATAAAGAATTAAGAAAAATCTTTACAGTATATTGCAAAGTGTCAAGATAAATAAGTTCATATTCATCTTCGTCGGTTTTCATTTTTTTCTTATCTATTTTTTTATATTTTGCTTTTGCATCTACTCGTTTTGTATAAAGATCGTCAACTAATTTTGGAATGATGCCTTTATTTTTTTGTGAATATATTACATTAGCATTTGATATACACATCTGTTCACTTATCAAAAACTTTTTCAATTTTGATATAGAGAGTGTATAAGATTTTCCTGTTACCAATACCAATTCCGCAACATCATCAGGATTATTAAAATCAGGATTGTTTATAAGTTTTCCCACTTTTGTCTCTGGTGATATGTTTAATGTAATAATGGTGTTTGGGTATAGACTATTAGCATCGAAGCTTACAATGGCTTCCTGGAGTCCTGTAATAGGCTCTCTGACGAATCCACCAGGAAGTTCACCATTAAGATTAGGAGGGAATGTCGGAATGGTTAATCCTTCCTTTTTAGCTTGAATTGCAATAGCACCAACAACCAATGTTACTTTACCCAAAGCACTTTCAAAGTTCGAACAACCTTGGTATGAAAGCAATCTTGCGATTTGAATATATTTTAATTTCTCCTCAAGTTTAACAAGCAATGCAACATCTTGAATATTATACTCAACAAAATTTTTCCAATCTGTGTCTGCTAATGTCGAAAGATTTGTGGCATTTATTTCCAATTTCCCTTCGTTCAATTCTACTTCTCCAATATAATTTAATTTATACGATTCTCGTTTATCTCTTGCGAAGGTTTTATATAATAACATATAGTCCAATATACTCACGCCTTGGATATGCCATTTTATAAATTGTTGTCCAAAGTCATTTGTTGCATTAGATGAATATAGTTTTCTGAATGGTGAAAGTCTTTTTGCTGCTGCTTCACCCATAACATTAGTAATACGATTGATTATATATGGAACGTCAAAACCATCACAATTATGGGTTTTTATACCATTACACACAAAATAATGAGTGGACGTTTCAATATCTGCCATTTCTGTGGGGGTTTCGGTTTTATATATTTTTCTTATTTTTACTAAAATATTATCTTCCTTGATAAAGTATTTAATTTTATCACTAGAATTATTACATTTTTCAAAAAAACATACCCCTCCATCAATTTTTCTATTTGGGTGTATAATATCAAGACCACGTAGAAAACTTTCATTTTCTAATATAAAAGGTATCCTATTTAATGTTTTAGTTTTTGTAGATATTACATTATTCCACAATAATAATTGTTGTAAATTTGATAAGTTTTCTTCTATGCTATTACAGACGCCTAACGTTTTTTGGATATTAGAAAAACATCCATCGCCATCAACCAAACCTGAATAAAAACTTTTAAATTGTTCATAAGATAGCATCGATATTGGGGTTATTGATATTTTTTTCTTGTTGTTTATATCGTAAATAAAAGGCAATAATATCCCAATTTTATTATTAACCGTCAAAGATTTATAATAACAACCATCCTTTACCTTTTGTGGTTTAGATAATTTTAATTGTTTATTGAATATTTTATTATATTTGTCAGTATAATATTCTGTGACTTCTTTATAAACACTACTATATGTATTCGAAAATTCTTTAAAATCTATACATCCATCAGTAAAAGTAAACCCGATAAATTTTAAAATATCATTATCTATAATCTCGTCTATATCAACATCAAATCCCCCCCCATTAGTTGGGCAAAATTTTATTACAGATTCACCAGAAATATATTCTAAAATCATATCATCAGGAATATATTTTTGTAGATTTTTATAATTCCAACCTTTACGTCTCCAAAATTTGTTGCTGTGCCAATACTCTGGTTTTATTATTTCTTTAACTGGAGTATTCTTTAAATAATTTCTAATTTTTTCAGACTTTATGATAAAATCGAAATATTCATAGTTTTTTATATTTTCAAAATTTTCTATTATATATTTTTTATACGTTAAATTTTGGTTGTTGTTTATTCTTTTATTAAGGACTATATAACAATCATCATTTAAATCTATATTTTTTAGTTTTGTGTCTTCTATTGTCCGATATAAAGAATTTTGGTTTTTATACAATTCCCTTCCTTTTTTACAAATCGGAAAAATATGCTCATTTGAGCAAAATATAGTATTGCCAAATTCTGTCTCTATACAATATTCATCTTTGTTTCCTGTATCCTTAAAATCAACAACTTTGTTACTATCTCCATTAGCATCAAAAAGTTTGCTCCCCTTCTTTACATCACCAAATTTTATGATCTTATCAGTATTCCAAATATATTGATTCTTAGAAATACAATTCCAACCGACGAGAATATCCGGGTGATCTCTTTTCCAATGTTTAATAAATCCGTCTAACAATTCAAATTCTGAATCACACTTATGATAATAGACATTGGATTTTGTGGGTGTATAATCTTTAACCCCCCAAGTATGATATTCATTAGATATTGAATCATAAACAGTAATCAACAATACTGGAAATTTTGCATCAGAAGGATTTGGAAATTCTTGGGTTTGATAACAAGAACTCATGATTCTCGACCATTCCTTGGTTTCCTCGTCCATTACAGTATACGAATCTTTGTCTAGTGTTAATAAATCTCCAACACATACAGTAGATATTTCTCCATCATTCCTTTTTACTTCGACTTTATGTTGGTCACTAAAACGGTTACACTTAGTTTCTATGTCTATATAGAAAACCTTTAATGCAAACTTACTAAAATCCTTATCATCAATCTTATCGTAATATTCATCAATTAGATATTGTTGTTCAACTGGAAGGTTATTAAATATCCGTTCGTTTGGATTAAATTTAACATACTCTTTTCTCTCATAAGAATTTTTAAAATTTTTACGAAACAATGGTGTTTTAAAAATTGATAGACCGTCTTTAGCATCTTCCCTTTCAACATATAGATAAGGTTTATAGGGTATTTCTGTATCTATTCTATCTCCATCTGGTGTCCAAGTTCTGAGATACACCAATCCCTCTTTACTGTCGTAATAACAATTTCTATACATTTCTCAAATTATAATCCCCTTCCGCAAAAAATCAAACTACTTCTTATGCGTTATATGGAATCTCTGATAAAAACTTTCTATCAGGCGATCCATAAGGAGTAAAGTATGCTTCGTAATGTTTTTGGAGATTTTCTGGAGATTCTAGCCAATATTTATCTGCTATTGCTCTGTGTTTTTTCACCAAGTCTGCATATCTCGTTTGATCTTTTAGTGCGTATTTTACTTGGTCTATAAACTCATCTCCCGTATCATATTTTAAAATCGCATCAGAATACGTACACATATTCGGACAAATTACAGGAATACCAAGAGCACCACCTTCAATTAATTTTATGTTGCTTTTTGCAAAATTAAAGTTATTTTTTTGTAAAGCAGCAAAGCAAAGTTGTGTTCCAGAATTTGCCATTGCTTCCGGGAAATTAGGCAGGTCAACCCAAGGACTATGAATAATCTCACCACTATCTATAAATGGTTTCAATGGTAATGGATAAGAGCCATAGAACTGCCAAGTATATTCTTTTCTAGTTTTAATTACTGCTTGAACAATTGCCTCGAAATCATCCTTTTGGTTTACACGATTAACAACATCAACATGAGTTCCTGATGCGAATATAGAAATTACAGGTTTCTTTTTATTCTTTTCAAATTTCTTTACCATGTCCCCCAAATTGTAATACCTATCAAACCACCATTTCAACAAGTAATTAGGAATAACGGTAACGTTTTTGTTGTTCGTTTTACTCTTGAAATAATCTGCCATGAAGTCACATGTCACAGTAATTTCCTCGCATAATTCGAGGATATCAACAATACTACCACGAATAGAAGGATCAACAAAAGCATCTCTATTTCTATTATACATTGGGATATCCTCATGGAATACTATATCATCAATCTCGTAAATAAGTTTGAATCCATATTTCTGTGAATAAGATTTCAACATTTTTACAAACTCTTTTTGTATTGGAGTAGCTTGTCTTTGAAGTTTTACGGCTTTAACTCCAGTATAAAATCTTTCATCAAGAATCATTGTAGTAGATTCCATAATTACTGCTTTGTTGTATAGGTTCAACATTAAATTTGGAGCCATACAACGATACCAACTACAACCACCATAATCCGCCATATAATTTACTGCTCTTGGTAATCCTTGTCCTGGAATATCCATAGAGGGTGGTTGTGGTGCGGATTTCGTAGTTATTATATGATTTATGTGTGATGTTGAAGGAATATACGGAAGTCCTATTGGAGCACCTAACATATTATGCAATCCAGTATCTACGGTAGAATGAGTCATATTATGTTTTATTTATAATTCTAAATCTAAATTGCAACCTGATATTTTATATGATTTGAACTTTTATACCCCTTTAAAATGGTATCAGTATATTCCCAATCAAAAATAGATGTAAACTTAGGAGTTTCTATTGTTGGTAAATCATATGTATCTTGAGTTAACTGCAATTTAACACCTTCGATATGCGATCTATAAATATGTGCATCCATTAGGAATCCAATCAATTTACATTAGGGAGGTAAGAAAGCCCACTGATCTTTAGTCAGTGGGATGAATTACCCCTGATTTTCTATATAAGATTTAATAGTTTCAGGATTTGAATTACCTATTGAACATACAAAATATCCATCAGCCCATAATATTTCTTTCTTCCAATAGTATTTCTTAAGAATATCAGAATATAATCTCCACATTTTATTTGTAGTTTCTTGTTTTAAATGCCTTACTATTTGTGATATAGACAATGAAGGTTCATATGTAATCATAAAATGTATATGATCTTTGTCTGTTTCATGTTGTATAATATGATATTTGGATTCTATTGTATTCAATATATTCTTTAATCCAATATCTAAAGTATTAATATTAAAACATTTCCTTCTATATTTCGTAAAAAAAATTAAATGACATAATAATAACGATTTGCTTCGATTTTTTGTACAATATTGCATAAATATAATTATACATGATAGTGAAAGCATATAAGTTTAGACTTTATCCTACAGAAGAACAAAAGGTTCTTCTATCCAAACATTTTGGATGCGTAAGATTAACTTATAATTGGGCTTTAGATTATAAAACAAAACACTATAAAGAAACTAAAGAAAATATACATTGGAAGTTCCTTTCTTCATCTAAAGATTTTTTTAATTATAAAAATGAAAATTCCTTCATAAAAGAAGTTAATAGCCAGTCTATAATATCCGCTATCGGAAATCTGGATAATGCGTATAAGAACTTCTTTGAAGGTAGAGCGGAATTTCCTAAACATAAAGAGAAACATAATAAACAATCCTTTCAAGTTCCTCAACATGGTAAAATTGACATCAAAAAGGGACTACTTTTAATACCAAAATTCAAAGGCGGTATTAAATGCATCTTCCATAGAGAAATTCCAAATGGAAAACACGGAACTTATACGGTTAGTAAAAATAGAGCAGGAGAATATCATGTATCAGTCATGATACATACTGATATTAAACCAAAAGATAAATTACCAATGAAAAATGCTATTGGTTTAGATTTTGGATTAAAAACTTTTATTACTACATCCAAAGGAGAATCTATAAAATCTCCTTTGTTCTTTAAGAAATCAAAAAGAAAACTAAGAATCAAACAAAGACAACTTTCAAAAACAAAAAAACATGGTAAAAATAGAAACAAAAAAAGAATAAAAGTAGCTAGACTATATAACAAAATAACAAACCAAAGACAGGACTTCTTACATAAACTAAGTCACAAATTAATCAGTGATAATCAAATTGATACTATTTGTATTGAGGACTTAAACATAGAAGCAATGAAAAAACTTTGGGGTAACAAGATCAGTGATCTATCATGGTATACTTTCACAACAATGTTAGCTTATAAAGCAGACTTGTATGGTAAAAATATCATTAAAATAGGTAGATTTGATCCTAGTAGTAAATTATGTTCTAAATGTGGACACATATACAGAAATCTTTCTTTAAAAGAAAGAACTTGGACATGTTCAAGTTGTCATACCACTCATAATAGAGACATTAATGCTGCTATAAATATAAGAGATTTTGGTATGAATAAATACCAACTAAGTAGGGAACCTACTGATGTAATGCCTTTGGAGAAGAAAGCTCTGGCTAGAAGAAATCGAAAGAAATCTTCTAGTGAAACTGGATTCGATGAATTAGGAAAAAAGAAGTTCTTTTTAGAACCGAAGCCCATCCGATCTTTAGTCGGTGGGTAGTTCACATCATTCACTTCTATTGTTTTCATATTTTATATTTCTTTTACTATATTCGAGAATCCATTACGTTTTTCTATACAAATTACATTATCTACTTTTCCTGATACTGCTTGTCCTCTGTGTGTTATTATATAAGATGATTCTTCATAATCATCAACTCTATCTCGTAAAACATCCAATACTAATTCTATACCCTTTGAATCTAATGAAGAATCAATCAATTCATCATAAAAGGTATGAGAGAACATAACATCACCTTGCAATCTTCTTATATCCAAAAATGCAAACAAACAAGCAAGATCAATTCTTTTCCTTTCTCCTGCTGAAAAACTATAATATGACTTCTTTTCTTTACGTTCGTCTATCATTTGTTCCTCAAAAAATTCATCAAACACACAAAAACATGGAGCTTCGAATTTTTGTAAATAATATTGTAGTCTCTGATTTAATATAGATAGTATTCTTTTTACTATATAACTTTTCACTCCATCTTCTGATACTACGAATTTAACACAATCAAGAATTGCTAGTTTTTTATCTATCTCTATCAATTCTTCTTTTTGTTGTGCTAGAGTTTCTTCACTATCTATAACGGTTTGCTCTAATATAGAATTTGTTTCTTTATCTATTTTTAATTTATCTGATTGATAATTCTTTATAGATTCTTCGTTATACTCTATTCTTGATTGTGTTTTTTCATTTGCATTACGAAGTTCTCTAATTCCATCTCGTTTTACTTTTATTGCATCAAGTTCCTTTTTAACGGATAATTTCTTTTCGTTTATAGGAACAAAACGCAATTCTTCTTCACTTTCAGATTTTCTTAATGTTGACAACTTATCATACAATTCAGCTTTACACTTTTCCCTATGTTCATTATCTTCTTCTGCATAAGGGCGTTTACAAGTTGGACATCCAGCACCAACCTTTTCTATATCTCTAATCTGTCCATTTATTACCTTTATGTTTGCTTGTATTTCCGCAATTCCTTTTGATATTTCGAAGTATTTATCTACTAGTCGAATTGATGCTGCATTAAAGGCATCTTCTTTAGACTTCAATGTTTCCTCTATATTTTCAGGAATTTCTTTGAATGTTAATTTCAAATCTTTAATATTGGAAGTTGACATTGAAATTTTATCATCAAGATCAGATAACCGCTTTTGTTTATTACTTTCGAATAACTCCAATTGTTGTTTATTGAGATTATAAGATTTCTCCAATACTTCCTTTTTTGTAAATATCAATTCGTAACTTCTTCTTAGCTCATTATATTCATCTCTAGCTTTTAATAACATTACAGAAAACACTTCGAGGTTAAGTATATTTTCGATAAACTTTCTCTTCTCTACTTTTTCTTGTGCCATGAAAGGTTTAGTGTCGTTTATCGTCATGATTACTGAATTTTGAAAAACTTTACCTGTAGAGTTAAGAAGTTTTTGTATATATTCTGTAGTTTTAGCTATAGTAGATTTCGTTGCATCAATACTATATT